AATACATTTAGCAATAGCCATTACATTAGTCCTTTTTGTTGAAGTATTTTTTCTCTATAAGAGAAATCTGCTCGATCAATACTTTTAGAGAGATAAAGCTCTGCAACTGAAGGAACTTTAAATTTTTTCTCTAACCATGACCAAATAAGGCTTAGATTAGAGATTAGTGTCATTTTCTACCAGTAGTTGTTTATCGGATTTTTTGGCTTTAGATTCGCCGTTTTCTTTTACTTCAATTTTGCGAGGCTTCTTGTGCTCTGGAATAATTTTCTCAAGAGCAATACGAAGCATGCCATTCATCATTTCTGCATTTTCAATCTCGATGTGGTCATCTAGAGCAAAAGTGCGAGTAAAAGCGCGACTTGCGATACCCTTAAACAAGAAATTATCATTATCATCTGCAGTATTACCACTGATGATAAGTTTATTGTTTTCAAGAGTAATCTCGATATCTGATTTACCAAATCCGGCAACTGCTAGTTCAATGACGTATTTGTTATCCTCAACTTTGCGGATATTGTATGGGGGATAGTTAGGAATATTTTTGGTCAAATCATCGTGTAGCTTAGCCATACGATTCCAATTATCATCGAAACCCACATAGAACTTATCTAAGTCCTTAAACATATCCAAAACGTTACGTGGTACTAGTGTCATAGTAGTTCTCCTATTAAGCGAGTATTAAAATTGCCAACCCTTATGGCGTTGGCCCGAGGAATATTTTACTAGCCTTTCCTCGGACTGCTAGTCCCATCCCGGGGATAATATTATTTATATGCTTACGACTCTAATCCCATATGTTTTCTGATCTTTGTGGCAGAAATACTATGAACAGAATCATCAAAAACTTCTTGCTCTATTTTATACCCAACATCTCTACCATAAGTAATATTGACAATGTTAGGTACCACCATTATTGTATACATACCCTGATATAATGGGTCAAGATCTCTTTTTATGTAATCAGTTACTTGATTAATAGCAAAGGGATTAGATCCATTCCATCCTTGACAGTCTCTAATCATTATACATACTTGACCTGTTTTTGCCAAAGCTCTTTCAAATAATGCTCTGTGCCCAGCATGCCAAGGTTGCCAACGACCTAGCATTTGTACAGTTTCTTTACGCCAATCAAACATAGGTCTTCTTTTATTGGCAATAATCATTTCACCTACATACTGTACCCATTTATCCGCATTTTGTTCTGTGATACGAAAATCATAAATGTCTGGAGGTACAAACATTTTATTTGTGTCATCATATCTGCTTTGGTCAATAGTGTCCATCCAGATAGTCCAATCAGCTTTAAAATTATGTCGCATTTCTGGCAAAGGAGCCACAAAATCGCAAATAACATAATCTCCAGTGCATTTCATTGCAAATTCAAACATTCGAATACTTTGACGAATTCTACCTTCGTGGGAAAAATCCCAATCATTGAATCGTCTACGAATTTCATCCGCATTGAACCAATCTACTTTAGTATTAACTCTTGGATAAGGAACATCACTTGTTATTTTAGATAGGTCAAAGTTACCATTTATTTCTAAATAAACTTTTAAACGTTCTGCAAAGTATGTTTTGCCCGAACCCGGTAAACCCATAATAAGAATTTTTTGCATATTAATCCACTAATTGTTTCTTTTTACCTATATTGTACTTTGTCTGCAAGTCCCAGTCGTTCTTCTCTTTAAATGATATAATTTTTATCTGAGATAAAGGTGCTATATCATTATGTAGATGAGGATCAATAACACTTACTAATCCCCAATCAACAAGCAACTTGGCAATAGTATTACGTCTTTGGATATCGTTATCGGTCAGATCTGCTTGTTTACCATCTAAAGCAAATAGTTCTTTAAAATGAACAATAAAGTATCTGCCCTGCTTATGCAGAATATGACATGACTGATATAATACTCTATCTTTTCTTGATGCTACACCAATACGAGTAAGTGTTTCTCTTACTTTAAGAAAATCGTCTGGTTGAACCAGATTAACTTCTAAAGGACTGTATCCTGGGAAGTCAATTTTAAAAAATTCATCGGCCATTCCGTCCACCTTTTATTAGTTTTCTTTTAAGGTCATTAATATTTTCATTTGAAAACAATGGAAGGACTTGGCGGGCTTTCTCTGTGCTATAGCCATAGTATTCTTTAATAACTTCCATCGCATCAATCTTCTCAGGCTTGATCCATTTATTGAATCTCTTTTTAGCCCTAATTATATTTATTAGAAATGAATTTTGTAATGCCTTGTCGAGATGAGGACGTGAATTCATCTCATTTGCTTGTATTACTGTGTCATGACCAAAAGACAACCCTCTATTAATTAGATATGCGTTATACTGCTTTTCAGACCAATCATCGACTATTAGATTTTCTTTAGAATAGTGTATTGCATTAATAAAATCAAAAGGCGAAATCGCAGGTGCTTTATAAGGTTGCTCTACATATTCCTCTTTAGGTTTTTCATTAAACAGGGTCGTCATTATAATCTACCCATCTTTTCGCATAGAAATCAGCCATTGTAAATGACTCGCAGAATCTTTCATGTTCAATTTCAAAATATGAATCTAAGAATACTACTCTATATCCCGTACCACGTTCTGTTACAAAAGAACATCTGGTATCTTTAAAATATTCTGCTAATTTCATTTAAACTCTACCCCTGCCATGATTTCTGTAAGACATGCCACAAGATTAATTTCTTGATCTGCGACAAATGCTGCCTTATATTGATAGTCAGCAAGAATAAGAACGAGCTGAGGAACTTGAATCACTTGATCTACAAGTTGATCATATATCTTTCTAAATATAGCAGTCGGTTCCTGATCTGAGTTACTTACTACCCATGATCGCATTGCTTTCCAATCTTTATCCCTCAGTGCATTCTTTAGTGCATTTAAACTTTCGTCGGATATGTTTACCAGAATACCTTCATCAATCTTACCCGATACTGAGTATCGCTGCAATTCATTTAGAATACGACGATAATCAGGAAAGTGCTTCAACAATAATGTAGCAATAACCTTTTCATTATATTCTACATTTTCATTCTCGAGAATAAATTTCACTCGCTTCATAAAACGAGAAGCGATCTTTGGTTTATCCTCTTTAGTAAGTTTAAATTCAACTACCGCACATCTTGAATGCAGAGGTGCAATGATTCTATTCTTAAAGTTACAAGTAAAAATGAATCTACAATTTGCTGAGAACTCTTCGATAAATGCCCGAAGAGCAGGTTGTGTTGAATTAGGATTTAGATAGTCTGCCTCATCTAAAATTACAACTTTCGTTTTACCAGTAAAGGATACACTTGATGCAAACTGTTTGATCTTGGTACGTAGAACATCAATACCAGATTCTTCTGAACCGTTAATGATGATATAATCTGTACCTAATTGTTCACAAAGAGCTCGGGCTACTGTAGTTTTACCCACACCAGCCGAGCCACACAATAACATATTTTGAATCTCGCCTTTATCTAAGAATACCTGGAAGAACTTTTTTTGTTCTTCCGGTAAAATACAATCATCTAAAGTGCGAGGGCGATATCTTTCAACCCACAAAAACTGCTCATCACGAACTTCCATAATTTCTCCATAATATATTACTGCTCAGATTTTGCCATTTTACTCTGCAAATGATTCAATAAAATACCATATGCTGGTAAAATAACTAATAAACTAACAATCACTTTTGATATAGAATTATTGGTTGCTACAATATGCCAATTAGCTGCCATAAATTCATTCTCTCCTCCAGCAAATGCTGTGAAGAAAAACACATATGTATCTAAGAATGTACTAACAATACTACTAAGTGCTGGAGCTAACCACCAGGTTTGATACTTTTCTCTGATGTATTGAAACACGTATACATCAAGAAGATTACTAAGAAAATATGCTACTCCTGAACCTAGACCAATTCTAAATGCGACTGAGTCTGGCGCACCACCTAATTTTACTACTGCCATACTAACTAAAATTGCTGGAATAAAAGCAAGTGTAATTACTGCTCTACCAGTTTGCTTACCCAACATTCTTACAGTTAAGTCTGTAAGAACAACAACTAATGGGAAAGTAAATGCTGCTACAGCTAATGGACTACCAAACACATCGATCTTAAATTGCACAACATAATTGCTGATAGCAATAATAATGATATGCGCAAGCATTAATTTATATGCAAGTGCACGATCCACGCCATCTAAGATTTTGTTTAACATTTTTACTCCTTAAGGAAATAAGTATTTATGTGACATTAGCCCCTGTTGCCAATATATCACCTTCAAATACATACGTTCCAATGTGATTTAATTTAATGTTTAGATTCAAATAAATTTTTCCTCCAATATCTCTCCATTTATTACAGAAGAACCAATCCTCAGATTGAAATACACCATCCTCATCAATATCTGTTCTGAAATATTCTGTATACCAAGAATTGTTTGCTCCAAAATTAGAAGCTCTTGCTTGAGGCAAATCGGGTTGCATCTTTTCAAATACATTTCTTGATATAAGCATAAACCCCGTACCAGAATGTCTTGCTTCAACCAAGCCCCTATTATTAGCCTTTTGTTCTGCAGTATTATCCATAAAGTTAATAACATAAGAAGAAGCATAATCTTTTAGATTAACATATGGTCCCCTTACTTGTGAGCCAACATAATTAATTCTATTCCAATCAATAAACTTTTTAGGATAAGCAGCACAAACAATATCTTCATCTGCACTTAACAATTCTCGAATGGATGTAGAGGGAAAACTAATATCCGCATCAATGAACATAAGGTGTGTGCAAGATGATTTCATAAAGTAGTCGACGATATAGTTTCTACCTCGAGGGATTAAACTTTCGTTAGCAACAAAATACCAGTATGCACCTATACCATTGTTCCGTAGATCAAGAACATTCTCAATAATACTAGATGTGTATCCATGGAAACATTGGCCATTGTACATGGGAGTGCCAATCATCACACTTTTTTCTTTTAAAACAATTGGTTTAATAGCTTTTAATTTGTTCTTTTTCATATCATTTCAATGTATCTTAACATAGTAACAGGAACATTACTCACCCCAAAAGTGTTTCTTATTTAGAAACCCCAATTGCTCTACAAGCAAAATTATTTCCCATGCGCGAGGTATGTAATACTCCCATTGATCTTGAGTACCACATTCTCGTTCACTTATAATGCGAGCAACATATTGAATATTTTCTTCACCTTTTGTCATACTACTGAATCAGGTTCCATAGCAACAAAGTATTCAATTGACTTTGTTTCATGTTTAAAATGGAAAAACTTCTTCTTGCTAATAGTGACAGAATAAGCATCTGGAATTAACTTGAAATTTTCAACTGCCATATGACATTCAAAGTCCTCAATGCCAGGCCCAATCTGTTTATTGTAACTATTCGCAGTATCATTCTTTTTATCACCAACAGTTAAAACAACTTGTTGATTACTACAACTTACTGAAATAGTAGGAGCTGCTGTGATTGCCGCTGCCTTCATAATCATATTAACATCTTCAGCAGTCAACTTAAACTGATAATGGTTATCAAGTTCAATGTTCTTGTCTGGTGCTGCTACAATGACATTAGCATTAGAATAAAAATACTCAAACTTACCTCCATCCTTTGAGATGGTCAAAGACTTTTCACCAAACTCTACATTCTGCTGATCCATTAAAGTCAACAATGCTAATAATGAATTAAGATCATAGATAGGAACTTCAACAGGAAAGTCTTCTGCTACAGATGCCTTGGCAAAAATATTCTTGGCAGTACTGATTGTTGATAAAATTTTACCCTTGCGAATAAGAATATTGCTATTAATACTCGCAAAATTCTTAAGAATTTGAATTGTTTCATTACTAAACTGCATAATTAATTATCCTCACTTTTATTTGTTTCAAGATCATGTACATACAACATAATTAATGCATAGTGTATAATCTTTAGTATGTCTTTCCTATTCCTTCCTTCTTTTTTCCCATATCTTTGGGAATACTTCATGATGTTACCGACAGTATGACCAATACCATGACCAGAATCAATAATGAATTCTGTAGTTTGAATTTTCCCTTGGGCGTAGTGTTCATTATAGGTTGTGTCTACATATGCCTGAATTTGGGTTAAAAGTTCTTTTTCATTGTATTTGTATTTTATTTCTTTCATATATACCTTACATTATCACATGATTTACATATACTACATTTTGAAAAGCTTGGTTCCTCATTAATCTTAATAATATCAAGTAGTTCTTGATTTTTAAAAATATCTAAATAATCCTGTGTCAATAGATTACCTATAATATGTTTTAAGTTATAATCCATACAGCATAAAACTATATCACCATTAGGTAGAAGAACATTTCTGTCATAAAAAGGAGTAGAATAACAGGTTAGGGCTCTTGTATGTTTAGGTGCCATTTTAATAGGCTGACCTTGAACTTGATCTATATCTAAACTGTCTGCTCTCGAATGTCCATCAAATCCAAATGAAACTCTTGCAAAATGGGAGATAGCTGGGTGTACTTTCCCAGAACCATCCATTGTCATAGCACCCACACCGCATGATACTCTAGCAACTGCCATTCTACGGAACACTGTTTCCCACTCCTTCGAGTATTTCCATCCTTTCATATTACCATTTGAATCTGGTAAATGTAGACAAACTACTTCAATTTGTTTATCATAAGCTTCAAGTAATGATACTACTCGACCTACTTCTGTTTCTTTCATACCATACAAAGTAGAAAATATCGCCACTGTAAAACCTTTTTGCAGAGTTAACTCAAGCATATCTGTACAATCAGGATTAGCCCACGGTTCGGCCATACCACTAAAATCAATTCTAGTATTAATCGGAAGTTTATCAAGTACAATAGCTAAATCACTAAGCTCCATGTACTTTAAACTTTTACCATACGCATCTCTTAAATTATCTTGTGGGCAAAATGTACACATTAATGGGCACCCTACCATGGTCGTAAGTTCCATAGCGGGACCATTACTATGTGTAATATTATACTTTTGTCTAACTGCTGGAATAACTGGTCTTTCGATTGCCATTAAATTCTCCATGGTAAATTGCCATTGTATTTCTGCATCATAGCTTTATTACCATTTATAAAAAATTGTGCTTGAACAGAATCTGCTCTATTACCTGCTCTATAATTAACTGTATATTTCCCAGAATAATTAGTCTTTATTTTATTTTGTCTTAGTACAAATGTCAATAGTCTATCGACTTCAGGTTGTTCATTTGGATGTCTAGCTCTTCTATACCATATTGGAGTTAGTTGCAGAGCGATTTTTCTTGGAATGAAACAACAATTTACATCTACAAAATAATCATTTAAAATAGATTCCCAATCACCTAAACTTTCACAATCATCATTACAAATATAATTACCATCACTATCCACAATTTTTCTTAACGAATATGACCACTCATCCAAAGAAGAAACTTTAACCAACTCTTCAACATGTTCTGGTTCTAACCAATTATCCTCATCAAGGTATATAATGTAATCACCTTTGGCAAAATATGTACATCCCCCGTAAATTCGATGACCATTATATTGTTCTATACCTGTAGCATATGGTAGATTGATAACATCTAAATTATCATGAAAAAATCTTTTAGCATTATCCAATCTTTCATGTCCATCGACTACTACTAGATGTTGAATATTCGTATATGATTGTTCTTTTACCGATTGTATATTTTTTGCGAGATAATCAGACCCAGTAGTTGCCGTAATGATAGTAACTAATGGAATCATTTCCAATATGCTCTTTCAAATCTATTAAATAGATCTTTATTTTGAGGTAAATCATTATCAAAAGGATACATCCAATGTTTATTAAACATTTTTGGCCATTCTGTATACGAGGGATTATTCCCTGCCCATCTTGCGCCAATTATTCCATAATATAATTGTAAAGTACCACATATCGTTATTCCTACCTTTCCTTTTCTTTTAGCATGATCTGCCAATGAGGGAGCCCAGGCAGCAGCACTGACAAATAGTACATCATATTCATACTCATCAATTCTATCTTTCATATACTGCAAAGTCATATCCCATGTATCACAACCAGGGAATTGCCTACTATCCATTTGAGGATGGAAAGGTGCTCTAATAACACCTACTAGATCATAAGGAGCAAGTTTATCTCGCTTGTCACCCCATACATTATCAATATTATTCCATTGATGTTCAATAGTATCTTTAAATGCGGATACAACTAGAACTTTTTTACCTTTTAAATTAGCAGTCCAAGGATTAGGACAGTCAACATTTACTAATCCCTCATTAACAAGGTAACCAGGATCTAATGCCAATATATCATCTACCCCATAAAAGGTAAATTTATCTTTACAATACCTATTATTAAAATCCAAATTAGATTTTATGTCCCCGGATATATCTACAAACCCTAAAAGATCAGAATTATACATTGCACTATAGTTATGTGGCGCCCAAACATCAATCAAATATTGAATATTAACAGGATGAACCCCCGATGTAAGTGATAACCAATAAAAGAATTCTTCTTTTGGCATTGTTTGTCTGTTAAAGCAATCTAAAAAATATCCTTCCATATTTCCTATGCGAATAACGGAAAAAGGATTATTGCTTTCTAACAGCTGTCCTATCCTAGTATTAACTTCAATAAGAGTAGCTTTATTCTGTATAATATATTTTGCCATATCAGTCCATATAATATTTAGTTAAT